GTTCATGATTGCCAACGCCCAGGAACTAGCGGCTTCAGCGGACCTAAAAGGCGCTCTAGGGGCTAATGCTCCAGTTGGGACAACCCTTGCCCTTATTGACGAGCAGATGCAGGGCACGGGCGCTGTTGTTAAGCGCATCTATCGGTCAATGTCCTCGGAGTTCCGCAAGCTTCACAAGCTAAACGCTAAATTTGTAGACCCTGAACAATACCGGGAGATTCTAGATGATCCGCAAGCCGACTTTGAAGCTGACTTCAACTTACGCGGTATGGATATCGTGCCGGTGGCTAATCCTGAGATCGCGACTAAAACGCAGCGCATTATCATGGCTAATGCGGAACTATCGCAACTCCAGTTTGTATTGCTCGCGGGCGGTGATGCACGGCCACTCATTAAGAACTTCTTCGAAGCGATAGGTTCTAGTATTGGGGATGAAGTATTCCCTGAAGAAACGCCTGAGCAGGTGCTTCAGCGTATCCTGGCAGAGAACCCCCAGCTCCAGGCCCTTATCCTAGAAGAGCAAGAGCGCCTAGACCTGATCGCAGCGGCACAGGCTGACGCAATCGAACGTAACGAAGCGCGTGAAGATGCCCAGCTAGCAAGCACGCTAGACAAGGAAGATGCAGAGACGGCGTTGAAAGAAGCGCAGGCGATGAAGGTTGTAGACGATGCGGCGCTAGACCTAACCAAGCTGGAGTTAGAAGCGGGCCGACAGCTTGACGCCGAAGTACAGAGCAACATGCTGGTATTTGACCCGCAGACCGGAGACTTCGTTAATGGTTGATGTGAATATCCTGGGTGTTGGTATGGCTCAATTCCCTGATGAGATGCCCGTTAATGATATGCGGACGTTTCTTCAACGGAAGTTTCCGCCTATTGCCCAGCCTCAAGGGTTTCAGCCTAGCTTGACCACACAGACAGCAGGCGGGGCTCCTCTCTCTGCCGTTGATCCTTTCCAGATCGAAGCTATTGAAATGCAACAGCGTCAACAGGCTTTACAAGAAAGGCAAGCATTGCAATTCCCTGATCCAACGCAGCAGGAGCCGGGCCTAGGCCAGGTCGTTATTCCAGGCATTGAAGACACGCCTGCTGATATCGCGTTTACTGCTAAAGCCATCCAGGAGGGCGATATAAAAGCCGCTAGCCTTGGGCTTGCAGGCATTGCCGTTCCTGGTTTAAGCGCTGCGAAACTTGGGGCTGTTATACCTTTGCTGGGGAAGGCTGGCGCTAAATCGATCAATGACACAGGCGAAAAGGTATTTAAGATCAGATCAGGCGGAGCTAATCATAAAATCGATTCTCAAGGCCGTACATTTAGATTTAACAAAAGACGGGAAGAATGGATTGATATCAGCGGAACCCCTGGAGAAGCTAACACACTGAAGAGGCTGGACGAGATAAACAACGCAGGAGGCTTAGAAGCATTTGAGTCGGGCAAATCTCAGCGAGTAGAAGCGATAAGAGAAGAAGCAAATAAGCAGAGAGTTATCTCTGACGAAACGTTCAAGCTACAGCATCAAGCGCCAACAGTCACAGGCGGCTCAGGTGTTGCTGGAGTTGATGTGAATAGTACTATGCCCGATATATACGGCCCCAATGGTCTGCAATTCTACGGCACTGGACTTGATTACGACCAAAAAGCATTGTCTGTGATAAAATCCATGAAAGGAAAGCCGGGCAAAACGGTGACCATTTACAGGGCTGTTCCAAAAGAAATAGGGACCATAAACCCCGGTGATTGGGTGGCGACTACCAGAGAGTATGCTGTCGATCATTTGGGCACAGAAAAAAACTGGCATATTTTGACAAAGAAGGTCAAAGCCAAGGATATAGCCACAGATGGCAATTCCATTCACGAGTGGGGATATGATCCCAGATGAATAACCAGGCATTAACCAACCAACGCACAGCCCAGGAGCTGACAAATGGTATTAACCAAGGCGGACTTACAGGAGTGGAACAGCCACCCCGTAACCAAGGCGGTATTTAAGAAGATCGCACAAGAAGTAAACGATGCTCGAATCTCCTCAAGCATGATGGAGACAGTGGATCAGACGGCGCTTAGAACAGCGTACAAAGAAGGCTTTATCGATGGGGCTAGTGCATTGACTGAAGCATACGACGACGCCTTAGAGGAGGCTGACTAATGTTTAAACCTATCAAAGATGCGCTTGAGATAGACCCTCGGCTGATTGATGAACCTAAAATCATAGGTGAGGAGCTCAAGAAAGAACTAGCTCGAATCGAATCGGAGTTGCATCAGCTTTCGGATTACTGCGCAGCCTACGGTGAACTGTCTGCATCATGCGGCCATATTGTTAAAGCTCTTGAGACTTACGTCTCCCGATATGAGGAGGCTGATTAATGAGTAACGCACCAGTAGATCCAGTTGGTTTTTTGGTCCTAGTCGAGATTATCCCGGTACAGCTCACTTCGGCACTGGGTATCATCCTAAACTCTGCCGATGAGCAGGAACGAGAGCGTAAAGGGCGCGACCTTGCCCGTATTATTTCGTTCGGTCCTATCGCATATAAGGGCTATGCGGGTTGTGAATGTCCGCAGGATTGGGGAGTTACAGAGGGCGATATTGTAGAACTCACCACCCGGTATGAGGCAAAGTTTACCAGGGCGGCTGAATATCATCCTGATTATGCCAATTACCGTTATGTAAATGATGGAGACATTGCGGGCAAAGCGCGTGGTGATTTCTTGGGAATGCTGCAGCGTCAGTTAGGAGAAAACAATGAGTGAAGAACAGATCGCAGAAGCGCTAGGTGCGCAAGAGAACCTAGACCAGGTTGTCGAAGAGACGGTAGAGGACCAGGTAGAGCTTGACCTTTCCCCCGCTGAACAACGCGCCTATAACGATGGTTGGCGCCCAGAAGACCAGTTCGAAGGTAATCCTGACAACTGGAAGACCGCAGAGGCTTACAACCTCTATGGCGAGATGCAAGGCGAAGTCCGGGCGGCTAAGGCGGAAACGCGGCGGCTAAAGGAGGATACAGAGGCCCGTATTGCGAACCTCAACAAGTATCATGAGGCGCAACAGACTGCGGCCATCAACGATCTGAAGGCAAAGCAACGTCAAGCGGTATCAGAGGCTGATACGGAAGAGTTTGACCGGCTAGAAACTCAGATCAAACAGCACGAAACGGTGGATCCCGCTCCGGTAACGCAACAGGCAAAAGATCCAGTTATCGCGGCATGGGAAGAGAAGAATCCTTGGATTGGTGAGCCAGGCAACGAGAAAGCAGAGCAAGCGCAGGCGTTTTGGGCTGTTGCTGCTGCTAAACCTGGAGCAACTGCACAATCAGCGCTCGACTATGTTGATCAGCAGATTGCTAAACTCCACCCAGACCAGATCCCAACCAACCCGAGGCGCAATATGCCAACACAAACAGAGCAAAGCAGCCCTCGAAGCCGACAACGCGGCAATAAAGACCTCACTATGAACGATTTGACCAGTGACGAGCGTTCTCAATGGACACAGTTCGGATCGATGATGTTCAAAGATGAGAAAGAGTTTCTGAAAGCGGTTGCAGATGGGAGGAAGTCATAATGGAACGGACTACTAAGCGCGGACCTAAGCGCGGTGATGCGGCACAAGTGAATAAAGAGCGCCCTGCTCGTGTACCAATGGGATCAGGCAATAAACTATCAGCACCGAAACGAGAAGGCTATCAACGCTATTGGTCTATTACCGGGCCCGATCACCCTGGCAAGCTGGAGGAGATGAAGGCGGCATGGTGGGATATCGTAAAGCGTCAAGACGGTACAGATTGGACGGTAGCCGCAGGCAAGGGGAACACGCATGTCCTTATGGAGATTCCCCAAGAGTATTACGACAAGGACATGAAGGCACAACAGGATAGAAACATCGAAACTGATCAGAAGAACCTTCAGCGGTTGGGCGAAGATGAATACGTGCCGATGGGGCAGAATGCGGTGATCGAGCGCGATATTATCTGATAGCCTTTTGTTTTATATTCAATTCTGATATAGAATTGTACACATAACGCCCCCAAGCCTCTTAACAATGCTCACCCTGGGGGCTATAGCATATTTAGTGGTTGAGATGTAGAAGCATCCAATCCCTAATCAACCCCAGGTTAGATGACCTCCTTGATTAGTTAACGTTGGCCCGTGTGGGTCTATTTTAATTTTTCAACGAGGAATTTATCATGGCAGGCGGTTTTCGTCCCATCCAGGATTTGTCAGGTGGTGGTTATACCGGCAAAATCCAGACGTTCGCGGTTGACGCGACACATGCAACTCTGTTGTCAGTACATGATCTGGTCGTTGAGACCGGTAACTTGGAAGCCGCAACAGGTCTTTCTGAAGTTGATGCTATTAGCGCAGGTACTGGTAATCTGATTACCGGAACAATCGTGGCTATCGACACAAACATCTCTGATCTCGAACAACGCGGCTTGCCTGCTTCAACAGCTGGCACCGTGAAAGTTGCAGTTGATAATAACCTTCTGCTAGAAGCCGAAACCCTTGGTGGTACTTTCGCACTGACTGACGTGGGCGGTAACCTGCCTGTGACTGTCACTGCGGCAACTGCAACGGGTGGTCTGGTGAATTCAAACATGGTCGTTAATACAACCGGCGCGGCTGCTTCTTCTACTGAGCAGGTCCGTATCGTCGGTGTTAAAGACTCTGGGGATATTACTTTCCCCGCTCCCGTAGGTACGACTCTGATCGTTCGTATCAATGAATCCACTGTCAACGGCGCCGTAGGCGTATAAGGAGGCTATCATGAGTACTGTCACAACTGGCAATATTAGTCGACTCCTACAACCGGGCGTTGCAAGTGTATTCGGGCAAGCGTACGAAAAGCATCAAACCCAGCGAACCATGCTATTTGATACCGAAAACTCGACTAAATCATTTGAGATAGATCAACAATTTGAGGGGTTTGGTTTAGCCCCTGTTAAGCAGGAAGGTGCGGGCGTTGCTTATGACTCGCAACAGGAAGGTTTTACCCCGAAGTACCCCAACCTGACATATGCGAAAGGCTTTATCGTTACCAAGGAGGCGATGGACGACAACCTGTACAACCTGTTCGTCACTCGCGCTCGTGCGTTGGCTTTCTCCATGCAGCAGACGCGTGAAGTAGTAGCGGCCAACGTCTACAACCGAGGTTTTAACGCTGCCTTTTTGATGACTGGTGGTGACGGGGTGGAGTTGTTTAGTCAGCTTCACGTAAATGGCCCTAGTGATTCAACAACCTTTTCAAACGAACTAACAGTACCGGCTGCGTTTAGTGAGACTGCGCTTGAGAGTTTGCTGATTCAGGTTAACGAATCATTGGACCCGCGTGGTCTTCGCATCGCTCTACGGGGTGAGCGTCTGATTGGTCCGCCTAAGCTGAACTTCGAAATGGAGCGGGTTCTTAATTCAGTTCTCCAAAATGATTCCGGCAACAATGCCACGAACGCACTCCGGGCAACCGGTATGCTTCCTGGTGGTCACATGGTCAATAACTATTTGACCTCAGACAGTGCCTGGTTCATCAAGACGAACTCACCAGACGGGATGAAGCATAAACTTCGTCAAGAGGTGAGCTTCGAGCAGGATAACGACTTCGGTACTTCTAATGCTCGTTTCAAGGCTGACTTCCGGGAAGCCTACGGGTGGAGTGA